TTCTTTACAACTAAGGTACCATCTAGAGAGGCATTGCGAGGATACGTAAGTATTATACTATCCCCATTCTTTAAATAACCTTCAAACACACATATTTCAGTCTTTTTAGTTTTTGTAAGTTGTTCTACAACAACATTAGATGGAAATATCTGTTGAGGTTCCGGAGGGTTACTATACTTGGCTATGTTTTGATACCAAAACTCTTCTGGGGTTTCAGCGCTCATCGTAATTCAATTTGTTTTTGATGTCCTACTACAACCTCAGGATGTACATATACATTAATACGCTTATTCTTTAATTTTAAACATAGGGTCACATCTTCCATAGAAAAATCTTGACAGTCTTTAATTTGTAAATATGTCGGCTCGAACCATGGATAATTTAATTGCTCGAATACTCCCTTTTTAAATAAAAGAAAACCAAAACCTACATACTCTACTGTAAATGGTAATAATCTAGTCTTAATGTCTTGTTTGTTTAAAAACTGAAACGTTCCGTTCTCTTGAAAATATTCTTCATCCCATACTTCTACAGCTGCATACTGAGAACCATTAGCCATTAAATACAATCCTGATATAACATCTTTATCTTCTTTATATAGTTTTTCGAAATCTTCAGGAGTGAAGACTATATCATCATCTAACCATAAAATATAATCGTATTCTTGTCCATCAAATAATTCTTGAAGAGGACCTTCTTCTGGTTTACCCATCAAGCATTTATTACGAACTTCATATATATTACGAGTAAATGTAGAACTAAATAAAACTTTAAAGCCTTTACTTGTGAGATGTCTTATTAGGTAAGTTAAAGATGTTAAGAACTTTCCTGTAAATGAATTACCAGGACAACATATTACAATAGTTTTATTCATACTACTTTTACGAAATTAAAATCTCCTTCATGTAGATCTATATCTTTATCTATCAAAAGATCTATATCTAATTCTTTTATTCTACTTCGTTTTTACTCACATGAGGTCTAAACCATGGATATTTTAATTGCTCGAATACTCCTTTCTTTATAAACACAAAATCAAAATCTAAATACTCTGCAACAATATGATTAACATCTTCAGATTGTTTTTTATATCGACCATCAAACTTACCTGATAAAAACTTATAATTGTTTTCGTTAAACTTATTAAATGTTTTAATAAAGCTTGTAGGGGTAAAAGAGATCTTGTTACTTAAGAAGACTAACGTGTCGTATTTAATTTTGTTTTGAAAAGGTACTTGTTTAGGCCCTGCTAGAACATTTCCACCTAAACACATTTGCTTAGCGTAAAATGCATTACAACTAGAATGTTGGGAAACAAAATAATTAACTCCAGTCTTATTTAAATATGAAGTTAAATTAACCCACGATTTTAAAAAAGCGCCGCTATAAGTAGAATCAAATAAATTAAAAACGACAGTCATCCTGTAGGATTATTTACAGGAATAATTTAGGAAACCACTAGTTCTTTTTAAATTTGCTATCTTTATCAACAGCAAAATTAGCTCTACTAAACTCTAACCTATCAACGAATTTAACAGCATTACCTGATGCATCTATTGCAACGTAACCTTCAGGTTCTGTAACTACTAAGTCACCATTATCATCAAACAAATAATGTCTCATCTGAACCCCCTGCATTATATTATTGTACTTTTGTATAAAAATATCTTTAGCTTGTTTAATTGCTTTTTGAAATTCAAAAACATTTAAAATGTCTTCTCTTGCTTCGTCAATTAAAGACAATAATGACTCTTTTGTTTTTGTAGCTTTAGCTATACCAGCATCACTTTTAAGTGAGCTTATTTTTTTATCTATTCTACCAGTAAACCATTCAACAAATTTCTGATATGAAACATTACTATCCCCTAAAAACTCTCCGCCACGGATTTCTGTATTAATATAGGTGTTCATATTAGAGAGCATTTGTTCTGTTACTTTGGCGAAGTCTATATTACTAAGAGATTGTTTTGCGCTATTAATTGACCCCATTACCAATTTAGTCTCCTCACCAGTTAAAGTAACATGACCTGCATCGTTTTCGAAATAAGCATCTTTAACATATACATTAGGTCCGGGGTTAATATTTGTAACATCTACTCCGAATTTTTTAGTCGTGAATCTTGGGAAACCTTGCTCATCTAAATTAACATCATATTCAGTATGGAAAACAACTCCTATTTTTGCTTTAACAATTTCTTGACCTTCTCTACTTTCAACTGGTACGGCATACACAATAGTATTAGGTTTAAAAATAACATGCTCTACACCATCAATACTATTAAATTCTTTAATCTGTTCGTCAAATAAAAAGTCACCTTGATAAGTAGATGTAAAATTAACATTCTTAAAGTGAGTAAAAGTTTGAACTAACTTATCGACTAACCCAGGTGCTTGAGCATGATTGCGTTTAATATCTTCAATAGAATAATTTAACTTCGGCGTCTTAGCAAAGACAGATTTACTACCGACGAAAAATTTACCGTTAGGGTCAGTACCAATAACTACAGCAGGTGCACCATCATATTTAACAGTAGTGTTAATTGCTTTAGGTGTGTTACTATCTAAAACTTCTGTAAGGGCTTGTATGTATTGTACTGCACGTGTTGCACCATCTTTTCCATTAGTTAAAATTAACTCCTCTAAGTGAGTTAAATGCTTATTAGGGCCTGCTGCCTCATTAAATAAAAAATATTCTTTATATGTAATCATACGTCTTTAACTCTATATACATTAACTTTAATACCCATACTCTCTGTCAACCACACATCACAAAAACCTTCATGTATAATATATCGGACTATCTTATTTGGTATTTGGGTACCTTCAATCGAACCATCTTCATCAAAAATACTTATCTTATAAGGTTGTACTTTAACCCTATAGCCCATTACCATAGTATCATATAATCCGATTGCGTTCACTTATACTGCGCCTTTATTTAGAGTCAGCTGTGCCCATTGTTCTCGTCCGGAGCCAGCTTGTGTTGGTATAATACTAATACTTGTCGCATTTGCATGACCACTTCGACGCCAAGCAACAAGTTCTTTTTCATTTCTTATCATAGCTGTCTTTTTATTAGGCATAGACATTAATAATAAAGCATCAAAGTCATCTCTATTTTTATACCATAAAAAGTTTTGAGCTAAATATATATCTTCTATACTATTAAGGTCTTCACTCTTTGAAATAGCATTTACAACAGGTGGAGCGAAGTTTTCTAAATCCATTGTTAAAAGTTCATTTGCTATTGCAGCTCGAACCTTTTGATTATTAATATCCGCGACCGGTAAGTCCATATTCAAAGCCTGTATGAATTTAGATATACCTAAACTTCCGCCTGTACCTCCAATACTTTTCACAACAGTAGGTATGTTGTTGGCGTATTTATCTATTACCGCTCTTTTAGCTTTTTGGCTTCCACCACCGTAACCAATACGACCACCGGCGCTTGATAAGGCTGCTTTAAGTTCTACTTTACCAATACCTTCTACTTCTAAGTCTCCTTCTCCTTCAGCTAATTTAATTTTATTACTCAAACAAGCTAGACCAAACTCACCCGGGCCTTTTTGTTTTTGTCCGACCCCGTATCTTGCTAAAGATAAAAATGCATTAATAGTGATATCATCCCCAAACACTTTCTGAAAGCTATTAATAGGTTTAGACAATTCATTAATATCAACAACAGAGCCAGATTTCTCAAAACGAGATATAAATGCATTCATAGTATTAGAATCACTATCTAAGTTGCCTATGATTTCTGTCATATCTTTAATTATAGATTGTTTTGTTTTATCTGGTAATGCTTCATCAGAAACCCCAACTGCAAATGCTTTATCTAAATTTGAAAGAATACTATCTTGATTTAAGAGTCTATATATCCTATCAAGAATCTTGGCGTGTTCTGGATTATCAGCATCTAAACCACTTATAGTGTTTATAATAGATTGTTTGTCTTCAAAAAAATGTTTAAATGTTTTCATATTCCTATCGGTGGTCTTTTCTCTCCATATTTATGTGGTTGCGAATCTTTATCGTTCTTAGTACTTAAAGCTGCAAGCATAGTTTCTTCCCAATCAGCTAGATGTTTCTTTTCTTTCAACTCTTCTTTAGAGAACATAAGGTCATATGACTTAATAATCAATTCATTTAATCTAGCTATAGTCTGATCATTACGTAAAGTTTTAAAAGCAAGATTTTCTACTGAAAACTCTCCTTTACCAGCGAGACCCTCTTTACGCATTCTCATAATCTTCTCTTTAAGCTTTTTAGCGCGCCTATTAATAAGACTAAATTCTTTCTCGTCGCTAATATTATCTAATACATCAGCTAAAAGATCAAGCTCTTTCTTGAATGAATTAGCTTTTTTAACTACGTCTTCATGATCTACTTCCGGTTTTTCGTACTTAGGCTTTTTAATCCATCTATTGCCAGATAA